TCTTTGCACGAAAAGGCTAAGTCGTCAGCATAGCGGGTGTACGCCATGTCCCATTTCTTGCATTCTTCCAAAATCGGGATATCTAGCCTGTGATGCGCCACCCAGTTACAGACCGCGCCACTGGTAGGAGCACCTTGCGGAACAACGTATCGTGTACCCACCGCAGTTTCGACTGGAATGGTAGATAAGTCAGCTATTGCACTAACCACTTCAAACGGCAGATGAAATAGGTCCTGTAACGCACGTCGGATCCACGCACGCCGTGTCGAAGGAAAGAAGTTTTTCAAATCGATCACAATGAGAACTTGCTTACCGCAATGCTGTTCCGCGCTGTATCGGGTAGTGCGCTCTGGCACGTATGCCGCAATATGTTCCGGGTACGCAATCTTCGTGAAAAATCGCTCTAGTAGACGGCTTTGTACAAATTTGAGTTTGGGCTCTGGCGCATGAATCGTGCGTGTCCCACCGGACTTCTTCGGGATAGTCCACTTTTTATACATTTTATGCCGACCGATAATCATACTCATTAACGTACGATTTCGTATGCCCATAACATGTGCTAGGGTCATCGTATCAATAACCCACGGAACATTATCGGGGATCTTCTCGAAATGCGGAAGATCAATAATATTAATCGTTGTTTGATTGTACGCTGGCACTGTTTCCATCCCCCGCAATGTCTGCGAAATTCAAAGATGCATAACAGATCAACTGTCCTGGCACGCACTCTCCTTGCACATGCCGCATAAGCCGCGGACATATTGTACATAAAGGACGTATTTTATCCTGCGGAGCTTTCAGAGGTGTTGCTAGATAGGCATAATCGCTTAGTGCCGGAGCGATTTCCTTTGAACCAACGACCGTAAGTTTGCGCTTCACGGTTTGCTGTGTGTGGGGCATGAACCATTTTTGGTTCGCTAAATATCTCGGACGGATCTTACGCCGAGCAATACTTGTTAATACCGGAATAACCACAAGACGTTTACTAAGCTCGAATTCTTCCCCGAACTCAACCCACCAATTACGAATAGCTGCCGGTGGGAATCGGCCTTCTATGAGATCTTTACCGTTTATCTCGGCAGGGACTGCTTTGTCCTGATCATTACGCCGGAAGTGTTTACGCGTTATTGACGCAGGTTTGAGTGTGTAGAGCGTTTCCTGCAACTCTGTCGTGAACGGAAGTACGATGCCATACCCAAAGATTTTAGAGATAAGTTCAGTGTCTTCGGGTTTTACTAGATATAATTTATCGAACGGGATGAGCGTACCCGCAGCCGTGCGCGTGATGTGTATATCTAAGATGTTAGACACTCGGATCCTCCAATTGATAATCCTTCATATTTATTGTCACATGCCCCATTTCTTTCATGACGGGACTGCCACCAGGCGTTAATAGCCATACCGTAGGCACAGAAATACGGGTTTGCGGGGGAGGCGCGTAACCGTCAGTACAGTAAATAACAATGTCTGGGGCTTTAGATTGATGCCCGCACATTGTCTTTATGTGCTGAAATACGCGTTCGAAATCCGTACCACCGCGTCCAGTGAGTGCTGTGTCGATCTCGCTCGTTGCTGTGATCCAATATTCCTTGCAAATGTGGGTATCTGCGTAAATCACACAGATACTCACTTCGGAATCAGCCTTTTGAATGTGTTGCAATTCAGATAACCCTAATTGCAACTCACGGGTAGACATTGAACCGGACGTATCCACGACGTAATAAATAGTGAATTTATTACTGTGTTTAATCCCTGGAAATACCGGCATCTTTCGAATATGCGGAAGTCGCGCAAAGAGAGGATTACCCTCTTCCTCCATCTTACGTGCAAATACTTTGAGCGCCGAAATCTTCTTGGACGGCCGGCTCATACCGCGTTGCTTTTTAGTTTGACGTGTACGCTGCACCATATCGTGCAGAAACTGCGTCCATGGCACGGTGGGCGGGGTCAGCATCTTACGGATAATTTCCATAATGTGACCCGGTAGCGTACCACGTGATTTATCTGCGTTCGAGAGTGTCGCCTTAATTAACTCCTTGCCATTCTCAATTAACTTATGTGTGTCCCCTTCAGCATCGGCGCCTTTCCCTTGATCCCAAGCCAAATGCGGGCGCATTGCATTAACAAGCATTTCCAGAATCTTCTGGTCTACGGGGTCTAGATTCCCTATTTCATTCTGCAATTCCTCTGGGGTCATGCCGCCCAGTGGATCGTCTTCTGTTTGACTGCCGGCGCCCTGGCTTTGGCTTTGACCTTGGCTTTGACTTTGGCCTTGGTTGGGTTGTGTATCTTGACCTTGGCCCGACTGCGGATTTTGTTTGGGCTTTTGTCCTGTGCCTTCAGAGTCCTCTTCGTCGTCCGGACTATTATTCTTACTTTGTTGTTTGAGCGCGTCCTGAACAGCTTTAGACTGTTTTTCAAGAATTTTCTTGGCAAGGTTATACAGCTGTGTGGGGGAGGACTTGAGTTTTCTGGCTAGAAGGTCAATGAGTAGTCGCTGATAATCTTCGTAAGCCATGTCCTTAGGAAGCGGCGGCGTAAAATTCTCTGGAATCACCCAATAACCCAGGGGTTTATCCGGGTATTTAATTTTAGGCCAACTACGTGCAAGCAACTCGTTTACTGCCGCATCTGTCGCAAGGTTAGACGTGAGCAACATCAGATGTCTGTCAGTCTCTTCCGAATAGATGCGCATAAGAACTTGGACACGCGGGATGTGCTCTAAGATCAGGTGTAGGACTTCATGCTCACATGTTGCGCAGACCTCTTCGTAAGACGTAACCGCTGCAAAAAGCGGATCGTAAAGAAACAGGTAACGTCCGGCGTGTGCGCTAACGGCCATGGTTCCAAAACCAGGCACTGCTACCTTGTCCATGAGCCCTATGACTCGTGCGTAAAAATTCTGAACTTTACTGCTAGTTAGATATGTCAGCGCGTTCGCCACAGAATCTCGTCCGCGACTTGTTGCTTCTTCCATAGTCATGGTGTTTTTATTATCTAGTTTTTCTATGCCTGTTCTCATGTCCTACCTACTGCTATAATCAAGGTATGTCCTCAATGATTATCGATCAATACAGCGGTGACCCGGTTTACGCGCACTTGCATGTTCTTACACGGGATTTTCCGTTAGCGCGTGAAATGCTAAAAACAGCGGAGTTCGAAACTACTAAGCTGGCTGTAGAGGATTTACCTAATACAGTCTTCGCATGGGAAGACGAGCGACGTTTTCCGATTCACACCCGCGAAGATACACTCGCTAGTATCTTTTACCGCAGTAAGCTCGGTTCTAACGTACCGGCACATGTTGATGTCAAATTAGCTACTGCGCGGGAAATTTACCAATTAGATATTTCAATGTTTTCAGCCATGAAAACAGCTTCGGCAGAACCTACTGAGTACGCGTTGCCCGACGAAAAACGACTGCCTTTGGTCGGGGCGGATCAAGTAAAAATGGCCGAAGAAGTGTTACACCGCGATGGTAAGTACTTAACGCTTGAAAAGCGCGCAGATGCGTACAGCCGCCTATACATGGCTGCCAAACGGTGTAACGTTACGTTAATGCCCGAATCTCTTAAGTTCGCAGGCGTTACGGCGTCCGATACCCGTGTACTGCGGGATTGGTTAGACGCGCGTACTGAATCAGCCCCTACGCTCGTACAAAAAACAGCGTACGCCCAATTAGCCGAAGCTACAAAAAATATGGCGGGGCTCGTCAATGACCGCGAAAAACTCGTAAAATTAGCGACTACTATCGCACAGATTGATAAGCATGCGGGGCTTGATAAACATTACGGCAAAAAATTATTAGACCCGCTGCTTACTGTTTTCAACACTGAAAAGATCGCAGAGATGACTTGTGACGTAGCGGGGCTGACCGTTCCTATCTCTGAACTCATGCATCTTCCGGAGCAGGTATGGGACCAGGTGGACGCAAGCGAACTTGGTGCTGTCGCACAGAGCGGGGATCCTACACAATTTCAACAACTATTTTCAACGTTACCCCTTGATGTAAAAATGACTTTGCGCGAACATTTAGCGAATGCCTGAACTTAAGGCCGTAGCATTAACTGCTCTGCGTGACCCGGATACGGGTACGAGCGCATGTATGCATGCAGTGTTCCATCTTTTTTCTAATGTCTGGCTTAATTGGGAACCTGAAACGATATGGTTAGAGCTAGAACATTTAGGTGCTAGAGTACCTGTAGGTAATAGACAACAAATAATGGCTGGCCGGTCGTTGCTTACGACTGGGCGTTTTTGGTACGACGCTACTGCTTTTGAGGTGGCTAGTATTGCGTTCAGTAATGAAACGCCTACCTACTTTGGCCTTGAAGACGCGCCTATCGCGTTTATTAATTGGGCCGTATTCGAAGCTAATTTAATACACCACGATTTTCTGCAATCTACCATTGAGTTTGACCGGGAGCCTATCGGTTACACGGCAATTCAGTTGTATAGAGAAGGCTTCGTAATTGCGCCGCCTATGCTTGAAATGGCGCAGGATGAACTCACGAGGCGCCTACCTAAAGAAGCGGCTAAGCTAGCAAATACGGTACGGGAAGCCTGGGCTGTCGCGCCAAGAGGGCAAGCCCTATCGGATGCGGCGTACCCAGAGACTCCCGCGGGTGTACAACTTGCGCGATTAGCTGCCGTACAGGTGTATTTCGACACCCGTCTTAACGCACGTGAAAAGCAATTAATACCGTTTAAGGCAGGCCCTAAGGGTTCATAGGATCTGGGTCCGTAATTAGATTTGCGCTCCTCTTGTACTCGCGCATTGTATCAAGGATAAATTTCATTTTAGCCTGATACGGCTTTTGCTTAGCCAGTGCTGCCGAGAGCTTGGTCAAATACTTGTCTCCTTCTTGGCCTTTGATTTTACTTTGTTCGGCAATGTGTTGCCCTACGAAAGGCGACAGCAGTTCATTGGGTATATCCCCCATGTACAGGGCTAGTTGCGGGGCGATTTTGAGGGGATCAGGCATAGAACTAAATAGTTCTACAGCCACGCCCTTATTGAGCTCGCTAATGACACTGGCGCGGTTTTTAGCTTTGCTTTCCTTTTCGATGAAGGCGTTAGTGTCCTTATCGATTCGGAAGTTTAGGACCGCTGCTACACGGTTACGAACACTTGACCTGTTGAGATATTCATTCAGTATCTCAACGGGTTGAATAAGTGTATTCTGGTCGGCTACAAAGTCCATAAACTTGTCCGCCGCAATGCTCCCAATTTGTCCCACAACAAGTGTACGTACGGCCGAATCGGCAATATCAATACGGATGCGTTCCGCCGCGTACAGTATATTGGATACTTTCTCCCAATTGGCAGGACAAGGAAAAGCTTTGCCCGCATCGCGAGCACCCGCATCGTACAGATATGTTGAAGCTGCCTTTAGAAAGGCAGGAACTAGGCGGTGCCAATTTGCTTCTTTAGTATACACTATGAAGGCATGGAGATCATGTGTACAGTACACGAAGTTTAAACGCTTCCGTATCGCGTGATCTTTTTCCGCTTCGTTGACCAAGTAGCTCCCATCACTAGGATTCATGGCCGCGACAACCAATACATTCGGATGTAATTTGAAGTTATGTACGCGGCGCTCATCCGTTAGCGTAAACAAAGCATTAACCATGGCTTTGTCACCGCGATTCCATTCGTCGAGGAAGAGTACGGCGCAGCCATCAGAAATGGCATGCTGGTTCAACTCCAACAACCATTCGGGAGGAACGAATCCGAAAGAGTCCCCCTTTTCACTGAACATGATCATCGACACTTCTTCTTGTGTCATATGGCCAAAGTTCAGTACGTACATAAATCCTTTCTTATCATTGCACCATTGGTGTACAATCGGGGTTTTTCCAATTCCCGTTTCACCAACTAGGCACACTGTAAGTTTGGGCTCCATAGCCCAAAGTAAGTCGAGTAGGCGCGGTACCATGCCGATACTCGTCGGGCCAACTCCAAGTTTCTCCCATGTGGATACTGCATCCTTTTTATCCGCCATAAACCCCTATTATCTTGATTAGTCGATGAAATTAAAACAGACAGCGCCTGCACAGAATTTAGCCATCCGACGTTCGGAGTGGGTGACTACCCTGCTGCATCTAGACGGCCATCCATTTTCTTTAGAGCATTTTCCGTTTTATAGACATGTGTATGACAATATCTATCCCGCGATGCTACTTAAGACAGCGCGGCAGGTAGCTAAGAGTACGACTCTAGCTAATTTTTTGATTATGGAAGCGTGTAGTACGCCGCACTGGAAAAGTTTCTTCATCGCACCGAGTCAAGAGCAGACTACTAAATTCTCTCAGACTCGTGTAGGTAAGACTATATTTTACTCTCCAGACATACGCAAACGCTGGGTATCTAAAGAACTGTCTAGCCGCGTATTCCAGAAAATGTTTACTAACGGCTCAGAGTTAGCCTTCTCGTATGCTAGCGATGATCCGGACCGTGCCCGCGGTGTGTCAGCTGATCGCGTAGCCTATGACGAAGTACAGGATATTTTATACGATGAAGTCATTCCTGTTATTAACGAATGTATGGCGAATTCTGATTTCGCGTATGAAACGTACTGCGGAACGCCAAAGTCAATGGAAAACACCATTGAACAACTATGGCAGTGGAGCAGTCAAACAGAGTGGATTGTAAAATGTACCGGATGTAAAACGTATCAATACTTTGAAGACGATAAATGCTTAGGTAAACTAGGCCCCATATGTCTTAAATGCGGTAAATACTTGGACGTCCGTAATGGCGAATGGATAGACCTGCATACGTATCCTAAAGAGTTTGACGGGAAACGTATCAAGGGTTTTCATGTACCCCAGGTAATTCTACCAAAGAACGTGCCTATTTCTATGCCTACTGATTTTAAGAATCAGGAGGTAGCACATAGTCGTTGGCGCCGTATTTTAGAAAAACATTCAGTATATCCAGTCGCGAAGTTCAAGAACGAAGTAATGGGCGTATCCGATGCCATAGGTACTCGCCTACTTTCCAAGGAAGAATTGGAAAGCCTTTGTCAGGACTACGACATACCCGAGATGCCTGCCAGCAACTTATTGCTAACAGACACGCGTGCAGTAGTAGCTGGAGTCGATTGGTCGGGTGGCGGCACCACAGGTAATTCCCGCTCAGTACTTTGGATATGGGGCATCAGCAGTGCGACTGCAGAGCATTCATTTAAATTAAAGACTTTGTACTTTAAGATATACCCGGAAACCAATCCGATATCCGGAGGAGTAATTGACCATATAGTAGACATGTGCAGTCGTTACAGTGTCCAGATCATATTTGGAGATGCCGGTGAAGGGGCTCTTGCTAACTCCAACTTACGGGAACGTCTGGGTCCGCACAAAGCCATGCAAGTGCAGTATAGAGGTGTTTCAAGCGCAGGCGGAGGTGGTAACTCACGCCCTTTTTATTGGAATAAAATAGATAGATTCTTAGCAGAACGCACGACCATGATAGATAACTACTTCATGTTCGTAAAACGTCGTGGTGTAATATTTCCCAATGTTCGTTTAATGCAGGTGCCTATACGGGACCTACTAAACGAATACGAGGAGGTAACGCAGCAAGGTCGTAAAGTATGGCGGCATGCGCCGTCTCAACCTGACGACTGTTTGCATGCACAGATATTTGGTTGGATGGCCGCTAAAATGATGACCCTGGACCCGATGTTTACATACAACAGCGGCTAAAAGAGAGTAACAACCCTCGCCATAAATCAGACCTCAGCACCAAACATCACACGGCGCAATTATTTGCAGGACCGTGTAACGACAAGGATTGGGCATGAAGTTGATAAATGGGGATTGTTACTCAATTACTTGTACCATAAAAGCGAACCTTTTATGAGGCGCTGTTTGTAAGCTCCGGTGTTATCGCTAGAGGTACTGAAGGCTTGAGCTGGTACTTTGACATGCGGTTGTTAATTAAGAATCCGGGATAAGCTGCGATCAAGAGCTCTGCCGGAGCCTGTACCGCGCGTATTGCTGTCTTCTTCAATCGGAGCTTACGTGCTACATTAAAAATGGGCATTAGCTTGATCTTTGCGCTCACGCTATCGAACATCACAACGCAGGGGTCTACTAGAACTAGGTCCTGCTCCGTTTCTTCGAAGCTTATCCCCAGTATGGGGCCGTCGGCTGTAGAGTAAACCTCAATGGATTTACCGCTAGCACAAAAGTCCACGTCTTTTATCATCGCGTACTCAACGTAACTACTCTCAATTAGATTACCGGTTAAACGCCAATCAACCAGCATAACGCCGTCTGTCATAACACCGACAGATTCCCACTCAGGCTGCGTGTGTATAGTTACGCCATAACGGAATTCCATTCCGTACTTTTCAAAATTCTTGACTTCAAGCTGCCTCGAAGGCGTCGTTTCTGAGTTCTGTGAGTAGCTCATGTTCTTCAATCACTCCCTCGGGTTGTAACAGTAATGGGTGTTTTGCCAGATACTTTGAAATAGACTGGCATTCACCGTAATTCTCTCCAATTTCAGTATCTGCTTCGAAAGGTACTGCCATCCATGCGTACTTATCGGCAACGCGCTTCTTAGCATAATGTTCTACAAAGTCGTGGAGCTGGCCAATATGCTTCTTCGGTAATTGGAATGCAATAGAATCGTGCACAGTTAGTAGCATACGCCCGCCTAAATCACAGCGTAGAGGCTCTTCCATTTCAACGAGCTGCCCGATCACAATATCCGAACTCGTTGATTGTATCTTGAAATTACGGCCCTGACGCTTTGCACGTCCAGCGTGTCTGGAGATACCGGCTAACGGGAAACGACGACGGCGACCGAAGAAAGTATCGACGAAATGGTTTCGTTCAACTTCGTACTCCACATTGGTAGCATAGCGCGCAATCTCGGGAAACATTAGATACAGAAGTGCAATTAGGACCTTAGCTTCGTCTACGCTAACGCCGATGGTCTCTGATATTTTCTCAGGACCTGCCCCGTAAAGAATACCGAATACCACACGTTTAATATTGCTGCGTTCTAAGTCTAAGAGTTTACGTAGAGCGCCGTCAGGAATAAAGGCAGTGTCGTCCCTGCGCGCGTACATATCGTAGGGACGCTTAAATACTTTAGCTGCAAAGAAACTATGCATATCCATGCCATCATTGAGGGCTTGGATAAGTGCGGGATCTCGGGCGTAGGCACAGAAAACACGAACCTCTGCGCCCTTGTAATCCATGTTGGCGAAGACCATGCTGTCATCGTCGGGAATAAACAGTTTCTTGAGGTTCCAACCTGCCAAGAACTTGGGCAGGTTCTGCATATTCATATCACTGGAACTTAGCCTGCCGGTTCCCGTGCCGTTCAAATGGAACTGCGTATGCAGAAACCCGTCACGCTTGGACAGCGCTCTAATATTGGCCAGGAAAGTATTACGGGCTTTACTAGCCTTGCGGTACTTGATCAGCCGTTCAACAAAGTAAGCCGTTTCGGTCGGACATTGTTTTTTGTCATCTTCGTATGCAACGAACTGTCGTAGGATCTTCTCTGAAGTACTAGCCTGTCCCTTTTTGGTGTACGCAAGTATGTCATACGCGCCCATTTTATTACCGTTGGGGTGCGTCCAACCCCAATTGTACAAAACGTTGGCTAGCGTAGCAGCGCCATTTAAATTGAGTTCCTTTATACCACCAGGTTGGGTACGACCAGCCATTTCATAGAGCTCTCGCTCTGTCTTCTCTATAACAACAGTGAGCGCTTCTTCGAGAACATCAATGTAAGGCGTGTCAACACGCATGCCTCCGAATTCCATACGGCCTAAAACGCGCGAAGCAGGAATGGCGTGCGTCTTCATTAAAGGGACAACTTTAGACTGTTCCTTCGCAATGCGACGACGTTGCAGCCGCGCTAGTTGTCGAGTTACATCACCGTCGACCGCACCATAAACTTGTAAGTCATGTATGGGAAGGTTTTCAAAACCGGCATCTTGACTAATTTGCTGTTCTTTTTTTGAACGCGGATCATCGGGCTTTTTGGGCTCTTTTACCGCACTAGGTTTTGCAGGCTTAGAAAACCACTTCACGGGCTTTTTGGGCTTACCGCGCTTACCCTTAGGCCAGTCCGCTACCTCAACATCCCAGGCTGCCTGTTTACCCGCTAGAGCATATTTACAGAACAAATAGTCGTCATAAGCGATGTGATATATTCTATCGTTAGCCTCAAATAGCTTGAGGTCCTTTTCGTAGACAACTAGTGCTTCCTTATACTCTTCTAATGCTCTGAGATAGCCTGGGTGTTCTGTAGCAATAATCTCACGTAGATCTTCTAGTTCTTTTTCTGCTTCATCGACTTTAGAAGCGCTTTCTTCGTTGTTTAATAGATCGTACAGTTTATCTTCGTACCCGCAGTACTGCGGCAGGAAATTAGCTGTGAGTACCTTCAGGCCGTAATTGCCTTTCTTGTCCTCATCTAACAAATGTTCACCCAACAGCGTATCCCAGGCCACTGCATTCACTTGCATGCCGTACTTGCGTTCAATAAACTTCAAGTCAAACTTCGCGTTGTGAAATATCTTAGGCTTGGTACTAGCCAATATCTCGCGTATCTTCACATCGAGTTCGGGTAGACGCGCTAAATACTCCGCCCCTGCGTGGGGGTGGTCGTACAGAATAGTCGCTGCTTTTCCTGCGTCCCAACCAAAACAAAACGCAATAATCTTGGCGCTGTCCTTCTCAGGATAAAGCGTAGTCGTTTCAGTATCTACCGAGATGGGCCAATGCGTTGCCGGTGTTGTAGCATCGCCATAATTGAGGATCACGTCGCAAGCCGCAAGCGCGTCGTCCATCGTTTTAGGTAAGAGGTAGTCTTTGGATATTTCTTCCAAAGGAGGCGCAACAATGCCATTATTAATGACCTTATCGAATATGTTAATAAGGTTTAGCTTAAACGTCTCAAACACGCCCGGAGCTGCAAGCAATGCTTTTTCGCTGAAGGTTGTGTAAATCGGTGCGTCGTACCCCAGCTGTATTGTGAACTTATTGCGTATATCATTATATTGTTGCTTGACGCCCAATTGACGCAACGCGGTTGAACCCATTGCAACAATGACTTTAGGTTTAAGCTTCTGTATGGTCCCCTGTAAATAAGGACGACATTGATGTACGACCAGCCTAGTAGGCGCGGCTGTTTCGTCTTCAGTCTCAGAAATACATTGAACAGCGTACGTATACGCGTACCGCATATCCGCATAGCGTTTGTCTGCGCCCATTACCGCTTTAAGCGCCGTCGCTAAAATTCTACCACCATGGCCCGACATGGGTTTGCCGGAGGATACTGAGGGTCCGTCCGGCTGCTCCGCAATAAAAAGAACGTCTACGTCAACGTCTATTTTTGAGCTACCACAGCGTTTACTAGGGTACCGGGGACAGCCGTCACACATTTGTCCTTTGTACTCTGCTTCTGTAAACATCAATCAATTCCTTGTAAAGGGTCTCCTTCGTCAATGTTATACGAAGGCCTAAGGGGGATTACCTCAGCTACTTCAGACACTTTTCCGGTCTTATCGAACGCTTCAGAATCGGCACGTGCTTTCAAATGTTTATGGATCAGAGCGCCCACAGTTACTAGGCTATATACATCTGAGGAACTCGTCATACCTGAAGCCATAAGACGTGTGACAATACCGAGTTTCGCGGCCTCACCTTTATCGATCAACCACTCACCCGCCGTTTCTGCTTCAGACTTCAAAGCGAACGGCGTCTTGTTACGATACTGATGGCCTCTGAGTAGATTCTGTTTTACCTCAGACCACATAATGCCAATACACTGTGAACGCTCATCATAGTACACGCCCACCTTACTCGGGCTTATCTTATCCCGCTGATTCTGATCCAACAACATAGACTTAATATTTGTGAATTGATTCGCTTCATCTTTAGATGGTATCGGAGCGTTGAGCACGGTATCGATAATATTGTGTCCCGCCGTGCTTCTATTACGCTCATAAACTTGTTGCTTGCGGGTGTCTCGATAGTCCTCAATGAACTTCTTACCGTCAACACCAAATGCGTCGAGAATAGCCGCCATAGGCATGAGATTCTCAGTAAAACGATCGATATTCTGAATATTCAGCGTACCATCACCAGCCTGCCGTCTACCGAACTGATTATACAAATCGGAATAACGTTGCTTGACTCGTGGCGCTAAATTAATGGAATGTAGCAATACACTTAGACGTAACTTTTCAATCTCATCCAGAGAGAAGGCATTACGTAACTCTAACCGTACGTTGTTATGATTAGGATTCTTCTTAAGATTTATGGTATTAAAACGGCTTTCATCCATTGCGTCTACAATAGGCGTACCACTTGCTGTAATAACGTTGTTATGTATATGGTACGCACGACTCTGCCCTTCGACGGTGCCTTGACTTAACGTGGCTTTGCCCGAAGTAGCAAGCGTGCGACAACGCTGGTAGAACGTCTTCTTGTTCCTAGATTCTATAGAGCCATCATCAGGATCATTCATTTCATCAAGCGCTGATATTAAACGTGTATTCGTAAATATCTGATAAAACCCTGCTTGCGTAAAGCTATCCAGCGCTAGAGCATGATCACATAGCGAGAATTCCCTAAGTTGTGTGTGATTTGCCGTGACGGATAGCAGTGTCGTTTTACCCGATTCAAACTGCGCCTGATAATGCGTAAGCATACGGCGACCCGTAATGACGTCGTATAGGTGGTTGTAAAATACCAGACCCGCACAATACAGAGAATCGACTTCTTGGTTGCGAAAACCGAAGCCAACATTGATTAACTTATGCACCAGAGTGAACGTCTGCTGCGCGGTATACGGTGGCCGTTGTGTGATATCTGCGGCGCACTTTATTTGAGACGTCCAGCCTTGGCTCATATCTTCGATAAGGTTGCGTCTATGCTCAAGGTCGAAGACCATACCCTTATCGGTAGGCCCTTCTAGCTCCGTAGCAGATGCAAGGCATGACAGATCAGGTTGCCATTTAAGACGATAAACACGATTGCCATTAACAATATACCCCGGCTTACCCTTATCTACGTTTTCAAGATGAATGCCTTGGCCTTTAATGAAGCCTCCAGCATCGTCAACAGCCTCAGACGACAACATGCTGTATGCACGCTGTACGTCCTTTTCAATCATGTCCTCGGCCTTGTCTAAGGCAGTTTGCGCAGCTTCCGGGTCGTCCACGGAGGGGAAATAAGAGGGGAGTCCAATTTCATCACGTGCCCAATAATAAAGGCTCCCTTTCTGCGTATAGCGTTTAAACTGGGTAACCGCTGCTTTATGGTCTACTTGAACATATAGGTACTGTTTACGTTTCTTATTCCATAGTTTTAGAATAGCGTGTTCACAGTCCCAGGTAGTCACCTGGTAGTGTGTACGAATCCAGTCTGTGATTTTCTCTACGAACCCAAGGGCTGTATCGTCTTGCAACTGTGTCTTACGGAGCAGTTCTGTTGCAGGTACCGCCGGACACATCTTCGAGAATTCTTCGGCGAATACCTGCCGTTCTGCGTCATTACGCAAAACAGCACTGAATTCAGTACCCACCTCTTGTAAGCCCAGTATATTGTCCTGGTGAATACCCTTTATTCGGGTCTTTGCCCGTTCAATACACCATCGCGTTGCGAATACGTAATTCTTAGGCTCGCATACTTCTCTAAAGACTACAGGGAAACTGTGTATCTTAACCGCTTCATCCGGATCTATTTTACCAGGTACCGGACTTCGAATGCGCTGTGGCCATTTAAATATTTGTATTGCAACACGACGTGTCTTAGACAATACACTTACTGGGTAACTATCGCCTGCGGCGTCATCGTCACCAATTAGCCTACACTCGGTAAATCCGAGATCCGCCATGAAATCTACGCCGTTATGCCCATTACCACCCAAGGCAATGACAACTTCATCAACCTCAGCGCATTCAGTAAGCATGCCCTGGGTTAAGGCTAATGCGTCGTGTTCACCTTCAACCGCAATAAAACGCGTTACTTTTTCACTTGCGTAGTGTTTGTAAAACGAAGAAGTGAGCACGCCAAATGCTCCGAGTTCTCCGCCATCTCTCGGTCGTACAAAACGTACAGAATCTTTACTAGGTCCGGGGATGCGTAATTTAAACGCAGACACTTCATCAGGTGAAATTGCATACGTATACGTTACGCAATTCATGTAAGTTATATTTAAATAATCACCTACTAGACGCATGCACCAGGTAATATCTTCTTCGTTACCTCCTAGTTGGGCACACAGTTTCTGTAGATCGGTTGATGTCGGCAACATCCCCAAGGATCCAAGCATCTCTACGGATGTGATCCCACGCTGTTTAAGCCATATTACGGTATTTGCCGCATTTTGCGGCACCTTGTCCGCTAACCATACGTTGCATAAGTAGCGATGAAAGACCTCGTTCAACATCTTTAAGCGATGTTGTTCAAGCTCTGCTTCATCGAGCTTCTTAATGTCTAGCTTTTCAAGCTTAAAATGATCTCGGAATGTACGCGCAACTTCAATATATGTAGAACGTAAATATTGATTAACAAAACGGATGGGATCTGATGTATAGGTACCGCAGGAAAAACAGCGGTAATGTCCTTTTAAGGGACTCAATACGCCTGACGGATTAGTGTCCGGGTGGTACGGGCACTGGAGTTTAATGTTCTCTCCAGCCTCTTTAACCTTCTGGGCACCTAACGTATTTAATAGTGATACCCAGGCTGCGGTAGGCTGCTTCCAGAGTTTACGCAATTCTGCTTGATCAAGCTTCGCTACCTTCAATATACTCTTTTCCTGCTTTGACATTCGGCCCCCGGACCGTGCAAATCGTACGGAAATCACACCAATCGCAATGTTTACCAACTGTTGCGTCCGGTGTTTCCGCCTTTATGGATTTCTTGTTTAAATAGTCGATTAACCAAGGCTGCAACACGTCTTTTATATAAGACGGTTTAACCGGATTAGACCATTCCAACTTACTATGTGCCACGTAGTGTAGGGCGCACTGTACCCCTTTTAAATCTGGAAAGTGCGCCAAGGCCATTACAGTATAGAAGTGTAATTGCGTAGTGTAATACGCAGCAGGACGGACCCTCCCCGTCTTGTGGTCGATGATGATAACGTGTCCGCTCTCCAGAACCAAGCTCATATCGACGATGCCTCGAACGATTCCTCGTTCATCAAAAAAATCACAGGCCTCATAATCTTTCGTCACTGCCCACTTGTTTTCTAATAATTTGTGCTTCACGGGGAAATTCAGCTCAAATTTACGAATACGTGTCTCAAAGTCGATCAGGGCCTGTGCGAAGGTCTTTACCTTCTCTTTATCCTTGTGCGTTAATTCCGCGTCTGATTCAGAAATTGCTATGTCCATAGCTTCGGTAACGTGCATGCCCTGTAAAACAAGTTCTTGCGCACGATGTACAGTGACACCGACCGTTGCCGCAGATCCGCGCGGACCTGTTGCTACTTTGTCGATATACCTGTATTTGAACGCAAGCGCGCACGTTGTAGCTAAGGCAGCTTTCGAAGGCGACCAAGGTCCGTATTTAACAAGCGGCAATTGTTTAGACATTGGTACCTAAATAAAAAGCGCGAGTACTTTAAATACCCGCGCTCTTAGAAAGCTGTTACGTAGCTTCAGACTGAATCAGAGAAATTAAGGTCTGCTTCATTTCCTACTATTCCGTCAGAGAGCGCAGTTACCGGAGCACCGCCGCTAACCACACTCCGCGCGTTATACTCGGCTTGCAGCAGGAGCATCTTGTGGTAATTCGAATTGAAATAGTCATACAGAATATCACAGGCTTTGGATACAGCCTCGGGCGTGAATTTAGCCTGTACGCTCGTCTTAAGCGTGTAGTACGTATTCTTTCCCGTTACTACTTTCTCTACGCTGATCGTGAAGGCTCGACTCCACATATTAGGCGCGAGTGCGAGTTGCCGAATATTCTTACCCGCCTTGGCGCTCGTCTTAGTAAAGTCAATACGGTAGATGTTCTGAAGGTTCTCAGACACCACGTAATAAGTAGAACCAGGACTACACGCCGGACGTTCTCCTTTTACAAACTGTCCGTAGGGACATGCTTTGCATGAGCCGTAGCGATTCCCGGTGATGCCATCCATTGATTGACATTCGATCTTGTCATCCTCACCCCAACGTACGCGTATGTTGTGTGTATGGATAGGAAGAACTGTAATCTCGTCCCCAATGTGTACACTCTGAGACGTATATAATTGACCAACCTTCGTCTCAGCGGGTACCTTGTCAGAGCTGGAGCTGTTCTGCTTCAGCGAGATACGCGGAATTTGTATGCGCTGCGGCGCCTCAATTCCTTTAACTGCTGGTTCTGTCTTGCTAGCTAATACATGTAGATTGAGACCAAGTTCAGTGTCATCTACAGTGTCTGCGTACTTCTTGAGCGTATCGGCTACACTGTTCAACGTTTCGTCGTATTTTTGTATTTGATTTTCAGAGGTCATTTTTTCCTGCTCTGCATAGAGCTTGTTGGGAACCGGCAGCCTAACGTAAGCTGCGCATAAGCACAACAGCTGTTTAGGGGTAATACGTGCGTTCTAATTCTGCAGATTCTCTTTCGCGTTATTACAAAGAAGTCGAAACAACGCGAATGCTAACCGCAGAGGTAGAGCGGGAGCTTATACAGCAGTACCAAAAAACGAAAGACTCCAAAGCGCGTGATTTAATAGTTCAAGGCGCCTTGCGTTATGTAATATCTGAAGCCCGTAAACACCCACGTAGTATGATGGACAGGTCTATTTTAGAAGACCTAATTGCTGCAGGAAATATAGGCCTAATACGTGCACTAAAGAAATTCAAACCAGAAGCAGGTACTCGATTTCTTACGTACGCGAGTTGGTGGGTGCGGCACGAGATGCGTGAGGAAGGACGGCGTTTAGGCCTCGTGCACGTACCCGCACACGCCATGGCGAAAGGCATGCGCGCGCCGCATACGACTGAATTTACCGAGAATATTATTGTAGACACCGATGCGTATATAGAAGGTTACGCTATCGACGTAGAGATACAACAAAGTCTACTAAAACTATTTCAACTCACGGATCTCTCTATCAGAGAAGTATTCATAATTAAAACATCTTTCGGAATACACACCGCGCCTAAAACCTTAAAACAAATAGGACGCGTATTAGAGATCACAGGTGAGCGGGTGCGCCAACTTCGTGAAACAGCAGTTACAAAACTGCGCACGTCCGCAGCCCGTTTTATCTAATTTACAATGACTGTTCTAATACAGGTGTCTTTCGCGGACGTCCGCGCTTCTTCTTAGGCGGCTGTTCGTCTTGGTTCGATACTTCTTCAGCGCTAACCGCAGGCGTCTCATCTACTGCGTCAGCTTCTTCTTTCTTATTCAGCTTCGCATGGTAGTTGACATCGGAGTATTGTTCGGTTGCTTTAAGATCTTTCACATCCGCTACGCCAGCGTCCCCCAACGCAACACGAATACCTGCAGCTACTCCGTTATAGAACGCCTTTTCATCTTTGTTATTCAATTTGGAACATGCTTCGAAAGACACGTCACTTACAAATTGCACAAGGTTCTTGGACGTCGGACGCCCTTTATTCGAATATTTACGACGCTTACCGCTTTCGCTGGAAGCGTCCTTCAGTAGCTTACGGGCATCGGCGCGCGTACCGGCATTCCCGACTTGTTCAATAAGCTCATTCTGTTTGTTTTCAGGAACATCCGCGATGTGCAACGCCTGTTCGAGCGTTATCTCACCGGCTTTCAATGCCTGTTGTGCTTGGTGCGTGAGTTGCGTAGCTACTTTGTAGTGATAGCTAACCCAGGACTGATTGCGCCCTAGTCGGGTTGCAATCTGTCTCTGTTCGAAGCCGGCTAATACAAGTTTCTTGACCTGTTGAGAAATCTCATACGTCGAGAGACTTTTACGTTCAATATTCTCTTTGAGATTACGAACGCGCAAATCTTCGAGGTTCCCCTCGTTCAATACGACGTCCAGCGTCATGTAGGCATCTTCGCCTAATTCTTCACGTATTTTCTGTATCGCGTAATAACGGCGGAAGCCGTATACTAGAAAATACTTAGAACGCTCAGGCTCGTCTTCACCCTCACCGTTCTGATTCCTGACAGCAACGCCTACAGGTTGAAGCAGCCCATCCTCCATGATGGACTGTTTTAATTCTTCAATATCCGTGTATTCTTTTCTGCAATTGAAATCAACATCCGCCTCAATGGACTCAAAAGGTACCGAGACGACACGTTTCTTGGCTGGCATGTACTTTTCCCCTAAACGCTGAAGAGTAAACGGCTAATAAAGGTTAGAAACCCTGAGATAGCCGCCAACACCTTCGGTGACTGCAGCCATTCAACAATTCCTGCAATAATGCGGGTAGCAATATAAACGGTCGGAGGCGTACGCGTTGCCCCCCAGTTCACGTACGCTGGCGGCATTACAGATGCCACGGATCCAAAACTGTAAACTAACGGTGCTACTCTCGACGTTCCTGTAACCAAGCGGCCTCCTGTCTCACTTTATCTTTGTTGATATAAGTGAGATTCAGTTGTGATAACGCTACCCCCTCAAGTACGTCACCCACTGCCTGGTGAAACTCTACCAACACCTCGTCACGAGGCCCATTCGCAGCGACACTTACAATGTATATCGCGCGAATAATACTAGCCCGTTGTGTAATTAAGTCGCTTACTGCGCGAACTATTTCACTTCGTTTGCTCAGTTGCGGCATCTTCAAATGGCTTCGATCCGTGAATCGGACATAAAACAATAGATCCGTGTTTGGCCAACACTGCCCCACAAAGGGGGCAGCGGTCAAGGTCAATTTGCCCTAGTTTGAAACTAGACGGATTCTCATCAACGCCGTACTTCTCCATGCCTTACTTTCCAAGGTAAGCAAAGGATACAATCTCTTTTACCTTATTTAGTTGGTGTTTTGTCTTTATACAGCGTATATCAGTCGTCCGCAGGTTCTTCAAAATAAGCCACGTTCTCAGCCTTGAGGCGCACAACGTTACTGGCCTGCAATACCGCGTCTAGGTCGCCACCCGCGGAGATGAATGCACGAATCATTCCCGTTAACATTCGACCAAAGAACTGCTGATCTACAATAGCGGTCGCTAACGCTAACCGGCCAGTAAAATCGGTAAAATCAAGCTGAATACCTGAATTAATACTGATAGATGAATTGGGTTCTTTCTTGAAAGCAACCACGTTACACCGGGCATTCGGGTGGTTGAGCCCTGGTGTTTGTCTGAAAATCATAAAAGACGCATTGCACTCATCCTGGCGGTGCGGAATGTGCTGCGTCATACCCTCGCGAACGTGTAGCGGTAGCTTCGCAAGATTAGCGTTACCCCCGGTGTTATCCCAATAATCGGTCATACACGCTTCCTTCCGCGACAATCACCCCAATAAGGGCACCATTTAGCAGAGCACCACCAGTTTTCAGGATTAGTCTTCCGGAAGCGACCTGCGGCTATATCTTGCGCGACTTGGCTAACAACGTCTAGCGCATGTAGCACTTCCTGGCTTGTACGTATCGATTCGGTACGAATAAATCTGTCCGGCAGGGTCTTCGTGGGTTTTATGAGTTGTTCCAACCGTACAACAGGCTTGCCGGTTACGTGCGCATACAAACTTAGTTGTAAACTGTTGTCTGCGTCTGCTTGAGGCGAGGCCCTTTTCTTGGTCTTGACGTCCCCAATCGCAAACTCTTCTTCTAGGTCGATAACACCTAGGAAAGGAATCACAAGGCTTTCACTCGTTATGATGTCCATACGTACAATACGCTCGGCCGCAATAGGCTTTACTGGCGCGTAATTCTCGCCGGTAGCTTTATTGCGTTCCTGCCCTGTCGCAGCATTTCGGTACCGCTTAGTAAGCCTAATACCTACATCTTTTATCTTTCCGAGATCATTGTCTGTATCCTCATCATCAATGACAGCAGTCTTTATCTCTTCATCGTGAAGCTCTGAGTATACGTCGAGCATCTCCACTTCACTGATAGGTGTATCATCAATCATACTCAAATGCAGTTTTTCCGCTGCCTTGTGTACGGCCCTGCCCTGTACCTGAAAACTATTGGACGGGACTTTACGACGCATCACGTACCGGAAGTAATAAGCCTCCCCACACTTCATGTACTGGGTCACTTGCGACACTGACAAGTAACCTTGCGGCAGCTTATCTCTGAACGTGTCATCCAGCGGTAACGGAGGAATACTTACTAGCTCCTCATTATCTATCTCGTCCATCATTTAGGGCGCTTCTCCATATTTCGACTCTGACGTACAATACTTTCAATACCTACACCTACATCGTCAACACTAGACAGTATACGCACGGGTTTAGACGGGCGACTCGTTTCAGAACGCCGCATACGCGGTGTTGGGTCCATCAGGTCCGTTAGTGTAAGAGGCTCGGTAGAATCGACGGGCACTTCATCAATAGCAACAGCGTCAGCGTCAGCATCACTGGTGTACACAACATGCCTGTCAATGGGAGTCGCAACGGAATCTTCTGAAACCGACTCTTCCACCTGTTCCGACATCGGTGCAATGTCTGCCTCTATTCTAAGGCCATCTGGAAACGCCTGTAAAAACTGCTGACAAACCGTATTCAGGTTTTTCACCAGAAAACCTTCACGTACAAAATGGTCTACAATCATCTTACGTAAATCATTCTCTTCAAATTCCAAAGTTAGTTTCACGGTATCGTCCTTACGCTTGCAGTGTGGCGCAACATGGTGCGGTCGTATTTACATTCTTTGTCATAGAGTCTAATCTTGTATTTGTTACAACGTGTATAAAAATCAGGACACGTAGCACAAACACTGCCTGCCGTAACAAGCAAGCTAAAATCCAGTTTTTGATCTAGCGCTTTGGCCTTAGACTCGTCTAACGTGTGATAGCCCAGAAGGCGATACACCGTAACTTTACGGGTCTGTCCAATACGATAATTCCGATCGAGCGACTGTAAATAGTGCTCCAAACTCCAAGGTAAATTATAATAAATGGTATAATTAGCGGCATTTAAAGTTATGCCTACGCCCGTACTGACTTGACCTATGTAAACACGACACGTCGCAATGTTATTAAACGTGTCCATAGCTGAAGTGAGATCTTCACGCGCCATGCCTCCTTGAAC